CTTCACACTATTCGAAATTGGAGCATACGACGACGCGACAGGCGCTATAACGCAACTGGATGCAAAGATCAGTCTGGGAAACGCCATCGAGTTTAAAGAAACCGATGGTCAACTCCCAATAATCAACGGAGACAACCATGTCAAGAATGCCAACCGTAATGAAACACAGCTTCAGCGAGGTTCCACGAGCTGAAATACCACGCTCCAGCTTCGACCGCTCTCATGGCTTCAAAACAACCTTCGACGCCGGATTCATCGTTCCAATCTTTTTGGACGAGGCACTTCCCGGCGATACTATGTCTCTGCGCCTCAATGCTATGGCACGTCTTGCCACACCGCTTCACCCATTCATGGACAATCTCTTCATGTCCACGTTCTTCTTCGCCGTTCCGTATCGACTACTATGGGACAACTGGCAAAAGTTCATGGGAGAGCAAGACGACCCCGGAGACTCAACCGACTTCACAATCCCGCAACAAACAGCGACAGCTTCTACGGGTTATCTCAATGGGACCCTTCAAGATTATCTGGGGCTCCCCACTGAAGTCGCCGACTACACGCATTCCGCGCTGCCACTGAGAGCCTACAACCTGATCTATAATTCCTGGTTCAGAGACCAGAATCTTCAGGACTCAATCGTCGTCGACAAAGACGACGGACCGGATACCGTGACAGACTACGTCCTCAGGCGCCGTGGCAAGCGCCACGACTACTTCACCAGCTCACTACCCTGGCCCCAGAAGGGGGACGCCGTAGAGCTCCCCCTGGGCACGGTAGCGCCTATTGTGGGCATCGGCTCCACCACCTCGGGGGGCTGGGCCACAAAAAGCAATCAGGCCGTCCACGAGACGGGCGGCATCGACAGAACTTATACCGAGGCCGAGGCCACCCACGTAACCAACACCTTCTACATCGAGGAAGACCAAGCGAACCTCGACTATCCAAAAATCTATGCTGATCTCAGCACGGCGACGGCGGCAACCATTAATCAGCTCCGCCAAGCCTTCCAAATCCAAAAACTCTACGAACGCGACGCCAGAGGCGGAACTCGCTATACCGAGATAATCCGCTCTCACTTCGGCGTGACCTCCCCCGATGCACGGCTTCAAAGGCCGGAATTCCTCGGGGGCGGCCAATCCTATGTAAACATCACACCAGTCGCTCAAACCTCCGAAGCCGGAACCACAGCCCAAGGCACGCTCGGCGGCCGTTCGGCACCGCCGAAATCATGGGCCACGGCTTCACAAAATCCTTCACCGAACACTGCGTCGTCATTGGCTTCGTCAATGTCCGCGCAGACCTCACCTATCAAGAAGGCCTCAACCGAATGTGGTCCAGATCCACACGGTGGGACTTCTACTGGCCGGCGCTCGCCATGATCGGCGAGCAGCAAGTCAAAAACAAAGAACTGTATATACAAAATACAGCGGCGGACGAACTTACTTGGGGATACCAAGAACGGTTCGCCGAATACCGCTACAAACCAAGCATACTCACCGGCCAATTCAGATCAAACTTCGCCACTACTCTTGATACGTGGCACTTATCCGAGGAATTCGGGGCGCTCCCCGTCCTCGGCAATACCTTCATCCAAGACGATCCACCGGTCGACCGCGTAATTGCGGTCGCATCCGAGCCTCACTTCCTCTTCGATTCCTACTTCACCTTCACCTGCGCCAGGCCAATGCCGACCTACGGCGTACCTGGCATGATCGATCACTTCTAAAACAGTCGGCGAAAATTATCGTCGACAAAAAGGAGGCTAAACATGTTGTCAACGGCTTGGATCGCAGCCGCCATCGGCGCCGCTGCATCAATCGGAGGCGGACTAATCGGAGCCAATCAGGCCCGCAAGGAAGCCTCCAAAAACCGAGACTGGCAGGCTCAGCAATACGCTCAGCGTTATCAGGTCACTATGAACGACATGCGCCTGGCCGGTCTCAACCCGATGCTCGCGTACTCGCAAGGCGTCGGGTCTTCACCAACCGGAGGGACCGCAGACACTTCCGCTCTATCCTCCGGAATAAACTCCGCCGGAAACATCCTCGCCCAAGCTCAAATCCGCAAAGGGCAGGCAACTCAGCTAAAATCACAATCACGGCTGACGGAGGCAACGGCCGACGAAGCCGAAATGAAGGCCGACGACTATAGAGCTGTCGGACCTTCTAAAAATCTATCAACAATAAAGCGACTCGGCGGTAACGTCGAAAAAGCGTACATCGAAAGCCGGACAAAAACCGGTTCCTTCGAAACAAAGGACCCCCGGCTCCGCAATATGCTCGAACGCCATAAGGAAACTCAACGGCGACAGCGAGCAAAACCCCGCCCGCCCTATCAAACCCAAGGCCGTCCACGATCCGGCCAATCCTGGGGCGAATTCTTCGGCGGAAACAAAGGAAAAAACAGATGAGCCAACACCGAAGTCATGAGGAGCGAAATCTTAAACACATCGCAATCTGGCCACGCGAGGGATACCAAGCAACCACGGCCGAAGACGGCCGTACTCACGAAAGCTTTGCCAAAGCGTGTGACATAAACAACATCTTGGCCAAGTACAAAAAAAGTGGTCTCGTAGACCACGTTCAAAACCGGCAAGGGAACTATCAGGACCTATCAGAGCCGGTCGACTTCGAAACAGCGATGCTAATCGTTACGAACGCTCAAACTGCGTTCATGGAACTCCCTTCCGAAATACGATCCCGGTTCGGCAACGATCCTGGGTCTTTTCTCGACTATGCAACCAACCCGGACAATGAGGCCGGAATGCGAGAACTCGGCCTTCTGCCACGCAAGACCGCCGAGCAAAACCGTGAGCCGGGGACCGGCGAGAGCGAAGCGGAAACAACCCCGGCGCCCGCGGCGCCGCCGGTTGAGCCGGAGCCAGCGGCGTAGGCTGACAGCTCTGCGAGCTGCTGGGCACAGACACCACTAGATCTAACTGTGCCCACTGACACCAAGGACTGAAAAACCCACCGGAGAAACCTCAATGAAACATCGAAAACGCATGCCACCAAAGAAGTCAAAACGGCTGTTTTCCAAGACAGCCAGCATGACCAACAAGAAGAATCTGACGCGAGAGCGTCCGATGAGAGGCGGTATTCGCCTCTGACCTCCCAGTGGTCAACCTGGATCCCGGGACGCCGGGATCCCCCTTACTGGGAGTTCCACCATGACGTGTTACCATCCACTCGATGCTTTTCAACTATGTGAATCGCCCCCTGAGGGCGTTCGCAAAATATGGTTCTCCAAACCGCTAAATTACGATTCCAGACCTATCAAACTACCCTGCGGACAATGCAAAGGATGTCGCTTAGAGCGCTCACGCCAGTGGGCAATACGGTGTTCTCATGAGGCGTCCCAACACGATGACAATGCATTTATAACGCTCACATACAACGACGACGCGTTGCCATCGAACGGCTCACTCGACCACCGACACTTCCAACTCTTCATGAAAAAACTCCGCAAATCCATCTATCCAAAACGACTAAAATTCTACATGTGTGGGGAATACGGCGACTTAAACATGCGCCCCCACTATCATGCGTGCCTATTCGGCCACGACTTCAAAGACAAACAGCTCTGGAAAGAACGGTCCGGTATCCGGACCTACATCTCGGATGAACTAGCGGAAATCTGGGGAAACGGCTTTATAACAACCGGCGACGTCACCTTCGAAAGCGCGGCTTATGTAGCCCGCTACGTGATGAAAAAACGCACCGGACCAGCCGCAATCGCCCGATACACAACTTACGACCCGGAAACGGGAGAAATCCTGCGAGACTTAAAACCCGAATATAACAAGGGTTCCAACGGGATCGCAAAATGGTGGGTATTAAAAAACCGCGAAATCGTCATGCGGCGAGACGAAGTCATCTGCCGCGGGCGACCAATGCAGCCCCCACGTTACTACGATCGCGTACTCGAGGCTGTCGACGGGGAAATCTACCGCTTCGACCATGACCGCCTCGAAGATATCAAGGCCGACCGTGTCCGCAACGCACAACAGCACCCCGAGGATCAAACACCCTCTCGACTTCGGGCGCGTGAGCTGATACAGGAACAAAGAGCCGAACGGCTCGTTAGACCACTGGACCAGGAGACTTAAAGTGCAAACGCAAATCTTCGTAATCTATGATTCCGCTGTCGACGCTTACCTCAACCCCATGTTCTTCCGCTCCAAGGGCGAAGCTCTTCGCTCCTTCGGCGTTGCGGTGAACGACCCGAACACTCAATTCCACGTGCACCCTGGGGACTTCACACTATTCGAAATTGGAGCATACGACGACGCGACAGGCGCTATAACGCAACTGGATGCAAAGATCAGTCTGGGAAACGCCATCGAGTTTAAAGAAACCGATGGTCAACTCCCAATAATCAACGGAGACAACCATGTCAAGAATGCCAACCGTAATGAAACACAGCTTCAGCGAGGTTCCACGAGCTGAAATACCACGCTCCAGCTTCGACCGCTCTCATGGCTTCAAAACAACCTTCGACGCCGGATTCATCGTTCCAATCTTTTTGGACGAGGCACTTCCCGGCGATACTATGTCTCTGCGCCTCAATGCTATGGCACGTCTTGCCACACCGCTTCACCCATTCATGGACAATCTCTTCATGTCCACGTTCTTCTTCGCCGTTCCGTATCGACTACT